ATGGCAAGGGGAATCGAGTTGGCTCGCAACAAGCTTTCTGAAACGCGGATTAGAACCCTCGCAAAGGCCGGCATCTATAGTGATGGTGATGGCCTGTTTTTGCGGGTCCGCGCTGGTGGATCGAAACAGTGGTTCTTTATCCACCGCCGCGGGGGCAAGCGTTCGGAGATCGGCTTGGGCGGATACGGGCAAGGCACAGCGCCCGTTTCGCTTTCCTTAGCTCGTGAGAAGGCAGATGCCTTTCGCGATCGGCTGGCGCGAGGTGAGGATCTTATCCAGCGAAAGACCTTCCTCGACGTCATGGATGACGTCATCGCCGTGAAAGAGGCAGGCTTCAGAAACGAGAAACACCGCGCACAGTGGCGAATGACGCTGGATGAGTACGCCAAGCCGCTGCACCGGAAGCCAATTGCGGACATCACGCGCGACGATGTTGTTGAGACGCTCAAGCCCATCTGGGCTACGATTCCAGAGACGGCCGACCGAACCCGAATGCGCATCGCTGCGGTTATTGATCACGCTAAAGCGCGAGGCCTTTTCACGGGCGACAATCCGGCGTCGTGGCGCGGCGGATTAAAGGAGCTTCTACCTGCCCGTCAGAAGCTCACACGGGGGCACCACGCCGCGCTGGTTTATAAGGACGTTCCGGCGATGGTTGCGGGCCTGCGGCGCTCTAGCGGCGTTGCAGCGCGCGCCGTGGAGTTCCTGACACTAACCGCTGCCCGCAGCGGAGAAGCGCGCCAGGCAACCTTTATTGAGATTGACGAGAAAGGTAAGACCTGGACGGTGCCTGCAAAGCGCATGAAGGCCGGCAAACCTCATGTCGTGCCGTTGTGCGATCGCGCGCTCGAGATAGTCGCGGCGATGCGCCAGGTTGCTACCGGCCCTTTCCTGTTTGGTGGCGCGAAACCAATATCCGACACGGCTATGACGAAGGCGCTGCGGCTGGCCTCCCCGGACAAGGCGGCGACGCTCCACGGCATGCGCTCCTCGTTTCGCGACTGGGCAGGCGACGAAACGCAGTATCCTCGTGAAGTAGCCGAGGCGGCATTGGCGCATGAAGTGGGCAACGCCGTCGAGCGCGCATACCGACGTGGGGATGCACTGGCAAAACGGCGTGAGTTGATGGCGGACTGGGAGAAATATTGCGAAGGGCAGCAATAGCCTTATTGACGGCGTTGTACCAATGACCCTACCGTCATACTACAGACGGAATTCCACAGATCACCGTCTTTTCCCATTTCTCAAAAACGGTGTCAAGCGTAAATGAAGCACGCAAACGATAATTCGCCTTCCCGTCTCGTAGCGCCGAAGGAAGCCGCCACGATGACTACCCTCTCCCGCCCCCTCCTCACGCTGATGGCGAAGGAAGGCCGCTTCCCGAAGCCGGTGCAGATCGGTGTGGCCAGAATGGCCTACGTCCGCGCCGAGATTGAAGACTGGATCGACGCGCAAATCGCTGCGCGCGGCTAACAACCACGGAGAACCCAATGAGGATACTTGCCATCCGGCCCACAGCCGGAGGGAAGACGCTTGCCGTTTTCGATGTCGAGATCAGCGAGCATCTTCGGATCTACAATCTCCTCCTCAGGAGCACCCCGGCAGGCGCCAGGACGATCGCTCCGAAGGCGGCAGGAAAGCACGCGGCCAGTTTTCACCCGGTACTCGCCGAACAGATTAGCGCAGCGGCAGTAGCCGCTCTTGGGGGCCGTGCAGCCAATGCTGAGCACTAAAAAGGAGGACCATGAATTCGCCAGCCATAGGCACTTTCAGCAGCTCCGGGCCGCGAGGAGGTTCTTAGGCGGCGAGATATTCATGAAAGATGATACCCTGTGGCTTCTCGGCTGCCAGCAAGGTGGCGAACCAGGGCAGGCTTTTGTCGACGACTCTAAGGGGCAAACGCTGGTGTTCCAGCCGCACCCGCCAGTGACAAAGCCGGTAGCTGCCAACGATAACAATGTCCCTGTTATCAATCCCGCCGACTGGCACGGGAAACCGATTCCGTCTCGCGAATGGTTTATCCCGAACATGGTTCCGATGCGCCAAGTGACGATATTGTCGGGCGATGGCGGCGTCGGTAAGTCCCTCCTCGCGCTGCAGATCGCGGCTGCTGGCGCCATGTCGATCAATACGCTTGGTATGGAGCCGCAGGCCGGCAACACGCTGTACATCGGCGCCGAAGATGAGGCTGAGGAGTTCCAGCGCAGGCTATCCGACATAGCGAAGTCGCACGGGAGCGACTTCGCTGCCCTACCTGCGATGCGCTTGGTGTCACTGGCAGACAGGGACGCCCTTTTGTCCATCGCTGACCGGTCGGGGAATATGCAGCCCACCTCCCTGTGGCTGGGGATTGAGAAGTACATACGCGACGATTGGCAGCCGCGGCTCGTCGTGCTGGATACCGTTGCAGACCTATTTGGCGGCGACGAGATCAAGCGCGGGCAGGTCAGGCAGTTCATCGGCATGCTTCGGAAACTTGCCATCGAGTGTGATTGTGCCGTCGTCCTGTTGGCGCATCCTTCAGTGCAAGGCATGCAGTCTGGAACCGGCTCCTCAGGTTCAACCGCCTGGAATAATTCCGTCCGTTCACGTCTCTATCTTACGAAGGACAAGGACAATGACGAGATCCGCATCCTGACAACCATGAAGGCCAATTACGGAAAGGCCGGCGGGGAAGTGAGGCTCCGGTGGCAGGACGGCGCCTTTGTTCTGGATGATGGAAAGCCGAGCGCTGCAGCAGGCCTGCTGAACAAGCGTGCTGACAAGGTTTTTCTGGAGTGTCTTTCAGAAATCAATCGCACCGGCCGCAGGGTATCATCGTCGCGCAGCGTCACCTACGCGCCATCCGTTATCGCTGGGATGCCCGGGGCAACTTCCCTCAGCAAGAAAACTCTGGAAGAGTCCATGAAAAGACTCTTTGCCGACGAGAAAATCAGGGTGATTTCAGAGGGTCCGCCATCGAAATCTCGTGAGCGCCTCGTGGTAGTCGCGGACGAGATTGAGGCTTCAAGGATGGCTTCCGACTGACGTTCCAACGGTGTTCCAACGCCTTCCAACGGGGGTACCTTCCAACCCCCTTATACCCCCGTCGGGTTGGAACACCCGACCCCGGTTGGCACCGGGTCGGAATTCCAGCCCTCTAGTAATGCGGCAAGTCAGGCGCGCCTCAATCCCATCAGCGCGATGACGACGACTACGCCGATTATTATCCAAACGGTGCCAGACCAATCCATGACGTTCTTCGTCTGAACTTCTTGGACCGTTGCCTGTGTCAGTTCCTGTGTCTGGTTTCCCTTCTCGATGGCCCAGTCTTTCAGGTCGTTCAACATCCAATACCCCCAAACGCAAGATGATATCGAGATACTCGGCGACTGCGACCATGATTGCACAAGCGACTAAGCTTGCACATGAAAAATCAAAGGATTGCTCCATGACCTACGTGCCATATCCCCACCACTTAGCTCATACTCACACGCCTGCATGAGCCGCTGGCCGTACAACACCAACCACTGGCGCAGGCTGCGTCTCGCGAAGCTGACAGTACAGCCACTGTGCGAAGCGTGCCTGCGTCGTGAGGTCGTCGAGCCGGCTGCAGCTGTGGACCATATCATTGCTATCGCGAAGGGCGGGGATGCGTTCCCGCCTCTCGATGGGCTGATGTCGCTGTGCACCTCTTGCCATAACGCCAAGACCAACGCCGTCGACCATCCAAATGCGACCGGCTTCCGGCGCGCTCTGAAGGGCTTTGACGTTGATGGCAATCCTATCGATCCCGAGGGCTGGAGCGCGCCAGTGGCCACGCATGGGCACGACACGGCGCCGGGGGGCTTCGAAGGACCAGAACGGTCCGGCCAGAGACCGGCGGGGTCCTCGAAAAAAGACTTAGTTGCAAATCATTCGCAACTGGAGGCTGATCTATGGGTCTAAGAGGACCGGGGGCGAAGCCTAAAGGCCGCTCCATCATATCGACACCGCTGCGCGAAGTCCTCCCATGGGAGGCTGAAGGCCTGTCTCGGCTCGAGCGCGTCATTGCGTTCCTGGAGGATCTGCCCGTCACGCAGGGAAAAATGGCCGGCACGAAATTTGTCGTACGCGACTGGCAGCGTGAGTTCCTGGAGGCCGTCTACCGCGAGGACGATGCTGGCAACCGGCCCGTCCGCACGGCAGTCCTTTCGATGGCGCGCAAGAACGGCAAGACCCAGGTTTCGGCCGGCCTTGCACTCTGCCATCTGTGCGGACCCGAAGCGGAGCCGCGCGGCGAAGTCTATGCTGCGGCCAATGACCGGTTTCAAGCGGGCAAAATGTTCGCCGAGATGGTGGCCATCTTGAACGCGCATCCAGAACTGGACGAACGCTGCAACATCACACATTTCAGAAAGGAAATCGCGGTCCTGCAGGGCAAGGGCACCGGTTCCGTGTTCGCGGCCCTGTCTTCCGACGCCAATACCAAGCTGGGCCTCTCGCCGTCGTTCACGGTCATTGACGAGCTTGGATATGCGCCAAAGCGTGATCTCTATGATGCGCTGGACTCGGCGATGGGCGCGCGGGAAAATCCCCTCCTCGTGGCCATCTCGACCCAGGCGCCCGACGATCATCACGTATTCTCGGAGCTCGTCGACTACGGGCTGAAGGTGCAGGCTGGTGAGATCCAAGACCCGTCTTTCCACCTGACGCTATACACCGCCCCGGAGAAGGCTGATCCTTTCGACGAAAAGACGTGGGAGCTGGCCAATCCTGCGCTGGGGGACTTCCGGTCGCTGGAAGACGTGCAGCGCCAGGCCGCACAGGCCAGCCGCATACCATCGAAGGAAAACGACTTCCGGAACAAGATCCTGAACCAACGTGTCGCGGCGCATGTGCGGTTCATCGCGAAAGCAGAATGGGACGCATGCAACGGGCCTGTAGACCTCTCAGGGCTGGCAGGTCGGCCGTGCCTGGGAGCGCTCGACCTATCCGCGGCGCGCGACCTCACCGCGTGGGTTCTAGTGTTCCCGAACGACGACGGGACGTTCGACGTGCTACCTCGGTTCTTCCTGCCCGAGAATGGCATTGCCGAGAAGAGCGATGCGGACCGTGTGCCATATGACGTTTGGGCGAGACAGGGCTTCCTGACGCTCATTCCAGGCTCGACGATCGATCCCAGCTTTGTCGCCGAAGCGATGGCCGAAGACGCTGCACGTTTCGACATCCAGGCGATCGCCTACGACCGCTGGCGGATCGAAGACCTAAAGCGTGAGCTGTCCGCGATCGGCCTAGAATTGAACCTGCTCCCGCATGGGCAGGGCTTCAAGGACATGTCGCCAGCCGTCGATGTGCTCGAGCGTGCAGTCGCGGAAACAAAACTGCGTCATGCGGGCAACCCAGTTCTGACGATGTGCGCCTCGAATGCCGTCGTAACGAAGGATTCCGCGGGCGGGCGGAAGCTGGATAAGGCCAAAGCGTCCGGAAGGATCGATGGCCTAGTTGCGTTGGCAATGGCATTGTCTGTTGCCGCCCGGCACGAACCTGAGTCGTTGCCGGCTTGTTTGATGGCGGCTTAGAGGAGGTTTGATGCCGAAGCTGAATTTCACACCGGAGCAACGTTTCATTATCGCAATGCTGTGTGACCTATACAAAGATCCAGGCAATAGGGAACTCAACCCTAGCTTCATTCAGGACGCAGTATTCAACGGTCACGACTGGGCATTAGACTGGCAGTATGGTGGCATTCTGCCGGGCCGCGTAGATACCGATGAACAGGTAAGATTTGTTGTCGATGTGCTCGACATGTGGCGGTTCATCGAGCGGAGCTGGCGCGCACTCCCGGCGCCGGAACAGCAGCGCGTTCATCAACAGGTTCCTCACCTTGGAACCGGCCCTGAATTTATTGGCTTCGACGGGAACAACGAAACCGAATACATGTCGATCGCTCGTATGTTCGTGATCGGTATGGAAAGGTTTACCGAATTTACGGGACGATCCCTCAACTCCCATTCACCCAAAGTCGACCGATACCGCGGGATGCTGCGAGACTTTCTACCTATGCGGGATAACTTGCACACAGGCGATCTAAGTGCCGATCAGCTCATAACGCTGCTAACAAGGTAGCTACTTGACACGACTGGGCATTCACCACACTGTTCTGCTGACGCGACCACCAATTGCGTCAGCATTCACCACATCGAGGAGACAACCCGCCTGGCTTGCCGGGCCTCGAACCATATGGTGATAAACATGACGCATGCCCTCGCTGAAAATACCCTAGTCGAGCACACGTACACTCAAAGCCAGCATCGCGTCCTTCAGGCGTTTGAGATCGACACAGGCGAAATCTTTTATGAAGTCATTGGGTGCCAGGACGGCCTAGTGAGAGTTTATCGCGATGAGGTTCTCTCGGCGGTCGCGTCTGCCCTAAAAAAATACGCAACTTAAACGCCGCTTTCCGCAAAGTTCCACGGAGTAAGGTGAGGGGTAGCGATACCCCAATCCTTGCTTGCGCGACAAATTAGCACACACGACCGAAAAGTGTATCAAATTCGCAACATGTTCCGCCGAGATACGGCCTCAATGGCAGAGATTGCGGCGGAAATGTGTCAAAAATCATGGTTTTGACGGTGATTTGGGCCGAAAATTGCGTTTTTCAAGCATCCATAGCCTCCCTAAGTGTTTGTTTTAAAAGCTAAATTTCTTTTGCGGTATCGTCAGTTCCGGCTCCAAAGCGGTATATATGAGGGGTGTGGAAACAGGGTATAACCAGTTCACCCAAAACTTCCCCTATAGAGTGAGGGCCTCACCGTAGGCCCTCGCCCCCTTTTTGCCTTCCGGACAATCTCTCACACGATAGGAGGTCGCATGTGACCTGGACAACTCGCGACCTCACGGTCGCTGAGGCAGCGGAGCTATGCGGCTTCTCCCGCGCCCGCCTAGACGTCATCATAGGGCGGCTCGACGGCGCGCAGACGCTATTCTCTGCGAAGAAGGGCGGGCGTCGTTGGTTCTCGCCTCGCGACGTTTCTGTGCTTGCCGTGGCCCACGAGCTCGAAAGGTTCGGGTCGACATGGCTCGCCGCCGTGGGCGCTGCTTATGAAGCCTTACAGGACGAGCCGGCGGAGGATGCCATCCTCGTGGCCACACTCGCAAAGACCATGCCCACGATAACGCGGACCATCAACGACCGCGACGTGTCACGGCTCAACGTCGACAAGACCACGCTCCTGATTCCGCACGGCCGTCTCGTTGCGGATATCGCAAAGCGCTCCGCGCAACTCACGCAAACCGCCGTCGCCTGACGGTCCATTCATTCCGGTCTTCCGGGAAACTCGCGTTCCGATCGGGCGCGGGAACAACGGGCCATGCCCAAAGGAAATAAAATGAACCTTCATTCCCTGCAGGAAAAGCGCGCCGCCAAGATTGCGGAACTCCGCGGCGTCACTGACGACGCTGCCAAGTTCGATGCGATCGAGGCCGAGGTTCGCGCGCTCGATAAGGACATCAAGCGGGCTGCTACGCTGGCCGAGTTTGAGCGTCAGTCCGAAGCCAAGACGGACCAGCGCCTCGAGGCTGAGGTCCGCGAGTACAGCGTCGTAAAGGCAATTCGCGAAAGCGTCGCCGGAGGCCTGACGGGGCGCGAGGCAGAAGTCTCCGCTGAGCTCGGTAAGGGCCGTGAGGTCCGCGGTGTCATGATCCCGACGTCCGCCATCCTCGGAGAAAGCCGCGCTCAGCTTGTGAACCCGGCTGCTGCCGGCGGGCATACGGTCGCAACGAACCTAGGCGGGCTGATCGATCGCATTCGTCCGGTCCTCGCCGTTCAAGGAATGGGCGCAACCGTCATTTCCGGACTGACCGGCAATCTGGACCTGCCCAAGCTGACCGAAGGGCCGACCGCCTACTGGGTCGCTGAGGATGAGCCGACGACAGAGTCGACCGCCACGTTTGGCAAGGTTTCGCTGTCTCCGAAGACCGTGAGCGGCGAAATGTATCTGTCCCGACGCCTGACGCTGCAGAACAGTGTGGCGCTCGAGGATGTGCTGCGTCGCGATCTTGCATTTGTACTCGCTCAGGCCCTCGACCGTGCGGCCATCCAGGGCGGCGGTACGAACGAGCCGGAGGGCATTCTTACGCAGATTGCGGAGAGCGCTACGGCCGAGACGGATCTCGCCGACATCGCGGCCGACCTGATCGCCGCGCTGGAGATCGACGACATCACCGGGACGACCGGCTTCCTGACTTCGCCCGGCCTTATGGCTTCGGTGCGCAAGACTCGCGACGCTAACGGTCGACTGATCCCGGCGTCCGAGATATTCCATGGTGAGCGCGCGGTGCAGTCGAACAATGTGCCCAACGTCGGCGGTGAGAAGCCGCTGATCTTCGGCGCTTGGTCGAACCTCATCATCGGTTACTGGAGCGGCGTCGACATCCTCGCCAATCCGTACAGCGATGCTTCGAAGGGCGGTCTGCGCTTGCATGCGTTCCTTGATGCTGACGTGGCCATCCGCCACGAGGAAGCTTTCGCTTGGAAGGCTGTGGCCTGACCATGCCCGTAACGGTCGCTGAGGCGAAGATGCACCTTCGGGTCGAGGACGACCTGGAGGACGCATACATCACCGGGCTGATCGAGACGGCGACGGATTACGTGGAGTCGGTGGGGGTGGCTTCGGCCACTCCCGTCGCGCCCGCGGTTCGCCACGCCGTTCTGCTGCTCGTCGCCCACTTCTACGAAAACCGCTCTGCCGCTGGTGAGCAGCCGTCAAACGCTATTGCGTTCGGGGTCAATGCTCTGCTGGCGCCGCACCGCGAGGCTACCCTATGACGATTGAAAAGCGCGCCGCGCATGACGTGCGGGCCGAGGGCAGAAAGCTCGTTGGCTACGCCGCCGTGTTCGGACAAGAAGCCCGCATCAGCGACTTCGTCGAGACGATTGCACGCGGAGCCTTCGCCGCCTCCCTTCGCTCGCAGGCGGACATCCTGGCGCTCGCAGACCACGATCCGAAACGCGTCCTGGCTCGGACGAAATCCGGCACGCTGCGTCTGTTGGAGGACGACCGCGGCCTGAAGTTCGAGATAGACGTGCCGGACACCTCAACCGGCCGGGACATCCTGGCACTGGCCTCTCGTGGCGACCTTGGCGGCATGTCGTTCGGCTTCAGTGTTCCGGACGGTGGCGATGAATGGCGCGGTAGTAACCGCGAGCTGCGTTCCGTGGTGCTCCACGAGGTGAGCGTGGTTCAGGCCTACCCAGCCTATGCCGGCACCACCGTAAGCGCGCGGGCACGACGCAGTGACCACGACCGTCGAATTGCCCTTCTCGAATTGGAGGCGTGCCATGTGGCCGTTTAAGCAACCCGAGCAGCGCGTCGCCTCGGACGATCCGTTCCTGGGCGAGTTCCTCGGCGCTCGCTGGCAGGCTCGGGCCGACATCGAGAAGGCGAGCGGACATGCGGTCGCGCATCGCTGCATCTCGGTAATCGCCGAGAACCTGGCCGCGGTGCCGTTGAAGGTTTACAAGCGAACAGAGGACGGCGGACGCGAGCCGGCGAAGGACGTTCCTCTGTATAATGTCCTCCATGACCAGACTTCGCCCACGCTCACCGCGTTTGAGGCTCGCGAATGGCTCGTCGCGTCCATCCTGACCCACGGCAACGCCTACGCACGCATCGAGCGGAACGGCCGCGGCCAGGTGGTGGCACTTCACCCCCTCGTGGCTGGTAGCGTGACGGTCGAGATCCTGAAGACCGGACGGCTTCGCTACAAGCATGCCAAGCCGGACGGCGGGACCGACGTCTATGTTCAGGACGAAATCCTGCACCTACGCTACCGCACCAAGGACGGCATTCTCGGGCAGTCGCCCATCCAGATCGCTGCGGCATCGTTTGGGCTGGCCTTGGCGCAGCAAGACACCGCTGGCGCTGCTGCCGAGAACAGCTTTCGGCCTGCCGGCGCGCTGGTCTTCCCCGACAAGCTGGGCGGAGCAGGCAAGGAAGGCCTGATCGCGAAGTTTAAAGAGCGGTTCGTCGGCGCGATGAAAGCTAACGAGGTCATGGTCCTCGACGGCGGCGCAAAGTTCGAGACGTTCAGCTTCAACTCCAAGGACTCCGAGTTCCTAGAAAGCCGCAAGCTATCGAACCTGGACATTTGCCGTGTCTTCGGAGTCCCGCCTTCCGTCGCGGGCATCACGGACGACGCGACCTATAGCAACATCGGCGAGGAAAGCCGGGCGCTCGTGCAGCGGTGCCTGGCACCGTGGGCGAAGCGGATCGAGCAGGCGCTCAATGCGTCCCTGCTGACCGCGGAGAGCCGCAAGCAGTTCTTTGTCGAGCATGACCTGGCCGGGCTCCTGCGGGGCGATCTATCGGCGCGCTACACGGCTTACCGCATCGGCCGGGAGGGCGGTTGGCTGTCGAGCAACGAGATCCGAGCCCTTGAGAACATGTCCCGCATCGAAGGCGGCGACACCTATGTCGAGCCGCTGAACTACGGCCGACTGGGCGACAATGACAATCGATCGAAGGAAGAAGCAGTATGACACCTCGTATCACATCATTCTCCGCCCCCGAGCCTCGGGACGTCGGCAAGTTCACAATCCTCGCACATGCGAACGTTCAGTTCGGTGAGATGGAGGTTTGTGGGGTGGCCCTTGTTTGGTCGCCGACCATCGGCCTGAGTGCACTGCCGCCCATTACGCCGCAGTACGGCACGCCGCGTATCGTCAACTGGAAGGCGGGCAGTAAGCTCGGCATCGATTTGGCGAAGAGGATGGCCGACCTTTATCAGCACCTCGGCCACACCTTGCCGAAGGGGCAGAAAGAAGACGAGGCATCCGGATTGTATCGGGTGCTTGGGGAGCCTACCTAAAAAGTCACGGTTATGTCACCGGGCGAAAGCCAGCGAAAAAGCCAACGATTTCAATGGTTATGGCGGAGAGGATGGGATTCGAACCCACGATACCGTCTCCGGTATACTCCCTTAGCAGGGGAGCGCCTTCGACCACTCGGCCACCTCTCCACGAGGCTGGCAGTAGCCGAGGAATCGGCATTTAGCAAGGGTATCGCCCGTTTTTTGCCAGCGGTTGGCTGCACTCCACCAGAAGTGGTATATGTGTCGACAAGGGTTGGTAGAGGCAGTTCCCGGCAGGCAAAGATTACTGGCCCGAAAAGTCCCGGATGGGGCGCCTTTTCCTTTGTCGGAGCGTAGCGACATGTCTAACGTCCATCCTATTCGCCCGCCGCGCGAGGATGAGGCCCCCGCCCAGACAGGCCGGCCCGCCAACGAGAACATGTCCAGCCCTTCCGGGCTCGTTCCACCGGCGCCGGTCTATTCCGATTGGCTTCGGAAAGAGGAGGTGACAAGGCCCGGCCTGCGACCTCAAGAGCGAGAACAGGGGCAAAATGGCGCGGCATCCTATTTCGGCTACGCGGTTGTGGCAGCCATGCTGGTCCTGCTTGCCTACACGGTTGCAGGAACTGTCGTTGATTGGATGGGGCCGGTGACGGTTGGCGGTCAGGACTGAAGGCTCGTAAACGCTAGTACCCGCCGCCGCGTGCGCCGGGGTGGAGCGCGGAAATAAGGCGTTCAACCCGGTCGGGGTAGTCCCACCCTCTTATGCCTGCCACCTCTCGGGCGAGACGGCTGTAGAGCCGCGCCGTTGCGTCATGCGCCCGGCGCGCGTCCTTGGCATCGAAACGGCCAAACGTGTCCTGAAGCTCGATCCATGTCGCGCTGTCCGTCCAGAAGCGGATCCCCTTGCCGATATGCCAGACATCGACTGCACCGTCGCTTCGGGCCAGCGCATGCCATTCCATCATTTCCAGAAGCAGCTCCTTCATGGTCCAGTCGCGCTGCTTCGCCAGATAGAGTTCACCGCGGGCCAGATAGCGGGGAACGTGAAACACTTCGAACCAGAATTCCTCGACACGTTCCCGGAATTGCGCTTCCGAGGGAAATGGCCGGGTAGATGCCGTGAAGCCGGGGGTGCCCAACCCGTCCGCAAGATCATCCTTGTCGAGAAGAACACGATAACCGCGCTCGTAAATCGGATCGAGGCCGCTTGCACCCGACATGTCCTTCAGGCGCCCAACACCGGCAAGCGTGAAATCCACCTTGACCCCGCCCTCGAAAATCACAAGCCGGGTCGACCACTCCTGACCATCCTCTGCGTCGAGGTGCAGGATTGTGATCGGCTTACCAATGTCATGGATCCAGGCGTCGTTTTCGGCGAGGACAACCGGATCACGCGCCACGATTTCAATGTCGAGGTCTGAAAATTCGTCCGAAAGTCCATCCTGCCGGACAAGGGAACCCGTCTGCACGAGCGTCCGCACGTTTTCCTGTACGGCAGCCCATGCACGGATGGAGGCAAGAAGCTCGGATCGTTTGATCTCTATTCCAGTCAT